CCACCGCAGCCTGAGCCCTTCCGGGCTCGAAGTAAATAATTAAAGTTCATAGAAATGGTTTCAGTTACACCCGCTCGCCGAGGACGGCGAGCTCAGTCGAACACGAAGGCCGCGCGAGCACCGAGACTCCAACCCCGATGCGAGAGGAAATCAGCCAGGTTAAGAGCCGAAACACCACCGGCGGACCCACTACCCGAGGAGCCCCCGGCAAGCCCGAGCCTCTGCGCTGTAGGGAAGCTCCAGTGGCGGTCGCACAGTCCGGTGGAGTCCGACCCCGCGTTGTTGTCCCAGAGCCCCCAATCTACATCGTCGGTCTTGATCTTCGTCGCGAAGAAATTCGTCGAAACGGTGAGGTCGGTCACCGGGAGGGATGCGATCTTGGTCTTGCTCGTCAGGAGATCGTCCGCCAGTACGTTTTGACCCGCGTATACATCCACCCATTTACCGTCCTCGTCTTCACGTCCTACGTCAACGACGAAATCGTCGATAAACTCCCACTTGTCTCCCCAGAAATTCTCCACGAAGCATTTTACGGGCTGGTTTACGGCCGTGACGTTTCCCGCAAAGGGTCCTGCCTGATCGAGTTGTCCGCTCACAAGGCCGGCGGGATTTTCGGTCGTTCCGCCTACACTGTAGCCATTGCCGATGCGCCTCTGCGAGTCGAAGCTCTTCAGTGCGAAGAGGATCCTGTCGCGCATAAACTGCCGCTCGTGGAAGTTTATAAGGTGCCAATTCTCGCCGTTCGCTTGCGCCGCCGTCCTGAATGTCCCCCTCGTCTCATTGTATGTAGGCTGGTGGCCAGAAACCGACTTGAGCTTCCCATCGATGATCGTGCCCTTATACACCGGGATCGCCAGATAATTGTATTTGTGGCCGCCGAGAGTGTGAGCATATGCCTCTCCGTCGTTAATATTAGAGGAGTGCAGGATGCCGGAGGCGTTGCGCTTGGTATAGCAGAGCTTGGCGCAGTACATCACGTTCTCGGTCGCGATTTCGGCAGAGACATCGACACCATTGACGTCCTTGGACAGATCATACGGATCGAGCGTGTGCAGTATGTCCCCGGCCCCGTTGATCGTGGCATAGAAGTCGTCACGGAGCATGGCGTCCGTCATGCCCCAGGTGCCAACGTCCAGGACGTTTCCGAGGTTGGACACGGGACGGTGCATCGAGCACCCCTCCGAGTATGTGAGCGAGCCTGTAGGGTCGGTCTCGAAGGCAGTGGGATCGAACGCGAGTCCGTATCTCCACGAAGCTCCTCGGACGAAAGATGCGGGAATGCACCCGTCCGCCTCCAGTAGGACCGCGTCCCCCATCTGCTCTGCCTGCTTTCTCGAGCGAAGGTGCCCCATCGCCGTGAAATCCCCTCCGAAATCAACTGTATCTGTCATGCGATCACCACAATGTCGTATTTATCCCCGGATCCGGGGGCCTTGAAAAAAGTTAACGTAACATCTGTCGACGTAACGTCCATAGTCGTCCCCATGGCATGGCCGTCCGGATCGTAGAGCTGGACGGCAGGGAGCTTTCCGAGATTATGGGCTACTACGAATGTTTTTTGCACGCCGTCTCCTACGATCGACGCCCGGAAGAAGCTTACCACATCTCCGGGGCGGTAGATCAGCACGCGCAGACTGCCTGTCGCCGGAGCCGATGAGAAGAACAACGTGACCTGGTTGACGTTAGGGCGCTCGAACCTGGCGTCCATGCGGCCATGTCCGTTGACCAGGTCTACCAGCACTACAACCACGTCGTACGAGTTTAACGAATGCGTAACGGTTATCTGATCGGACGTTCCGTCGCCGATGTTGGCAACGTAGGTGTTTACGGGCGTCGCGATCTGCGACGGCTGTGCCGGCGTATACTCCGCCCAGAATGCCGGGCTCAGCGGCGGATTGTGATTATAATTGTTACTTACGAGCGATTTGTACAGGACGCCGCCCACGTTGGTTATCGATCCGGAGTTGTACTTGAGATCGGGAGACCACGGTACGATCCCGTCCTCTCTCGATATAATGTACGGTTTGTTTTTGACAAATGCGTCCCCGCTCGTAGCGCTCCAATCGGACTGCACATTGCGCTGTGCAGAATAGTCGATGGATGCAAGCTTAGCGACATCGCCATCGGAGTAGCTGTTCTGTGAGAGTCCATGGCCGGGGACCTTGTCGACCTTGGTGTCCAAGGCCGCCTGTTGTGGACCGGACACCATCTTGGCAGAATCGGGAGTGTTGTCGACCATCCCGAGGCCGACGTCGCCCTTGTCGAGCATGATGTCTTCGGACATCTCGTGTCCGTTGATGGTCCGAGTTATTGGCACAGCGCCGACATCCCCGGGCCCTAGCACTACAACGCCGGTCTTGCCGTTGACCGACAGGACGCTGGTGCCCGGACGGAAGACCACGGCCTTGACGCTGTTGACCGCCACAGGGTCGGAGAAGAACAACGTGACCTGGTTGACGTTAGGGCGTGCGCATGTAACGAGCTGCGTCGCCCTCGATCCCGAATCGGGATAGAGGAAGGCGAAGACGTCGTACGAATTAAGCGAGTGGGTTATGGTGTACTCTCTATCGACGCCGTTTCCCAGCGTGAAGATCATAACGTCAGAGGGTTGCGTCGACACTCCCCCTATGGGCGAGTACGCTCTCCAGAACACCGGATGCGCCTGGTCGTCGTTCTGCGGATCGTGGTTATAATTGCCGCCGATCAGCGAGACATATAGTGTGCCTCCGATTTTGGTAATTGCTCCGGACGGATATGTGAGTGAGCTCCTCCAGGGGTTGACGCCCTCGGCCACGTCGGCCTTGGTGTGCATCTGCCCCTGGAGGTCCTGCTGGTCCACTATGTCCCCGGAGACCGACCCCCACGGGACCATCGATCTGTAGACCATGTACCCTGCCTCGCTGTTGAGGTTCGTGTCGTCGACCACCATATACATGAGGTCGGTCGAGGATACCTTGACGGTATCCCCGTTCTGAACATCTGCTGATGTGAGAGCGAACCTAGCCTGGTCGTCGGGGACCACGGCGCAGCGCTCGAATGCCACCGGAGGAATATGGACAGGGTCGATCACTCCGACGAGGTTCCCGACTGGTAGATCTTTCTGTGAAATGTCAATATCGATGGTTTTGATCGATCGTCCTATGCTTTCGAACGAGAGCTTGCCGGGCACGTCCTGCGTGACGTCCACTATGGCCTCGTCCCATATGGTACGGTAAGCTCCGACGAACGCTCCCCACGAATCTATCGATGGGGCAACGGTGAAGATAATGATGTTCCTCGAGGCTATAACCTCGGTGCCACGTGTCAATACGAGCTGGGCCGGAAGCTTGTTGTCGCGCCTGCACGCATCTAGGATTACGTCCGTGAGCGTGCACCTCCCTCCCTCCAGGTCCAGGTACGGCCGGACATTGCGTCCGTTGACGTCTTTGACGGTAACCCTGAATTCGAGTCTCCCGGTGTACTCTTCCGGGATCCCCGTGACGACGATCTCGGTCGAAGCATTGTCGATGGTCGTTCCCGCATAGCCTCCCGTGGACGATATCTCCCTCTTGTCGGGGTCGTAGGATATGTTGATAGTATGCATGGAACAACCTTATCTGGTGGATTTGGCGGGAAGACCTCCCGCCGGGGTTCTCTCAGCTCGTCGGGCAGTACCTGCATCCGATCTTGACCACGGCCCCGCTTATAGTGGCGGCCGAGCCCTTGACCTTGATGTAGCGCTTGCTGCCGATGTATCCGATGGTCCCGTCGCCGCTGACCAGATCGGTCGTTGCTACAGCGGTGAATGTCCCATCGCTCGTGGCGCATTCTGTGACCCCCACGGTCCCGGTGCCCGTATGTGCGATCAGCACCGCGGTGCACCCGGATACATCGAGCGCAGATGTCTCTGTGGTCGATGCGAATGCGGCAAGGGTCTCGGATTCTGTTGCTATCTCGTATGTTGTCATTTTATCACCTCACGATGCCGCGATCTTAAGCTTTGCAAAGCTGCCGGGCATGACCACGGCTCCGCCTATGCGCGTGTCAAACTCGAACTCCACCAGGTTCTTGGCACGGAGAGATTCGGATATCTCGTCCATGATCATCTCCACGCCCTTCCGATCGACTATAACATAGTCCTTAAGCGCACCGAACATGACCGGGAACGTGTTAGCCGCCACATCCGGAGCGGACGGCGCCTTGACCAGAGCATATCCGGCGAATGTAGGAGGCATGCCTGCTATAAGGCTCGGATTCCACAACGGCTGTCCGGTAGTGTCCTTGAGCTTTCTGACCCCTACCTCGGTCTTTTTGTTCATGATGAACTTACACTCGGAGTCCATGGCCCAGGGGACCTCGGCCGTGAGATCGAGCAGACCGTCGATCGTGAGGGCCGCGGCTGCCCCGGACACCACCGTTTCGATATCGGAGTTGCTCCAGAGCCCATGGGGCTTGGAGAAACCGTCCCCATCGACGAAGGCCTTGGCCTCTCCGCGCATCAGCCTGCCGATCAGCTTGCTCGTAACATAGGTGTCGATGCTGAATGCTGTGTCCTGCCTCATGGTCCTCGTCACGCGGACCTTGGCCTGCGCCTCGTTGACCGGAATGATCACCTTGCCGAATGTGGGCGCGGCGGTCTCGGAACGGGATTCGGTCTCCTGGACCCAGACCAGCCCGGCATCACCATCCTCGACGGGTATCTCGAGGGAAGAGGAGCTTGTACTCAGCACGGTCGCATTTGCTCGGATCTCATCTATGTCGCGGACCTTCTCCATCACGTATGCGAGGTAGTCGGGATGGACGAGGTATCCGCCGGAGGGGCCGTTGTTGATCGACATCCCCTTGCGGACATAGTCATCAAACATTTTCTTTACCTCCGGGATGGCGAATACCGCCTCCTTTGTCATGTTTGCCGAATACTGGCCGTTCTTGGCCATCCTTATCTCCATATCGGAAAATGCCTTCTTGAGGGCGTCGATGTTGCTCGACTGGTCCTTCATCGCCGCCTGGGCCTCGCTGAACTTGATCCCAAATCCATGGAAGTCGGTGTTGATTCCCGATACCGTCTGATTGATAGACTTGAGCTCGGACTGCAGATCTTTCATATTTGTTTCTGTCATTATATTACCTCTTTGACGGATTTGGTCAACACGTAGACATTATCTTTCAGCTTATTTATGCTCAGAAATAACGTCTTCAGCTCTTCCTCTTCCTCTTCATCGATTTCCTTGTTTACCTCATCGCTTTCGGGATCATCCGTCTGGTCATCAGGATTTTCCTCTTCCTCTTTTTCCTCTTCTGTGAGGGCCTCATCGACAGCCTCCATGAGCTTTTTCTGGACGGTCTTGTCGAGGAGCTTGAATCCGCCTACGGCGGAGATCTGCTTGCGCAGTGCTGCTTTGCTTGATTCCGATATCATTTTTGCCTCCGCCATTGCCGCCGGGTTGGCGGGAAATGTAACGAACGAGCCCTCGATCAGGTCAATTTCTTTGAGATGCCTCACTCCATCGATATAGTCCGCGTCTATAAGCTGGAAACCGATGGACAGCCCGTTGACGTCTCCGGCCTTGAGCAGAGAGAACGCCTCCCTGCCACGCTGGACGTCCATATTGAAGTGGCCGTCCACGGCAAGGTTGTCCTTTGTATCGGTCACTATTAGAGACCCGATCGGCTCGATCGACAGATGCTGCCAGAGGAATGGACGTTTGTTTCCACGTGTCCTAATGGAATTGTCGAAACACCCGGGATCGCATACATCGCCCACAAAGTCCTCATTACCATAGGTCGAGAGGACCCCCTGGAAATTCCCTTTCTCATCTGTGGCCTTGAACTCGGTGAAGTGAAAGGCCTTGTGCTCGATCATGTGCATTTAAACTACTATTCGAATAAAGTATAATCACTTCTCAATGCGGTATGTCAAAAAGCATCTGCAGTTGATAACCTCGCCTGCCGGAGCTCCGTAGCTCCCGTCCGCAGGGCAGTCCATCTTCGAGTATCCCGCCCTGCCGTACCATGAGTACGCCTCGGAAACCTCCAATGTCCTACTCTCGAGATGCTGATGGGTATCTCTCACCTGCGCATCGAGGGCGGTGTTCCAGGTCTTCATCTGAGTCCGTGCGGAATCTAAGGCCTTTACCGTCTCTAGAGATGCGCGGTTGCTCGACGCCGCGGTCTCGGTCCTTGCTATGGTCGATGCACGCACTGGGACGAACTCTCGAGAGTATAGGTCGGTCAGTTGCTCGCGGAAGTCCACCACGGACTTGGAACCGTCGAGCAGATCGCGGATCTCCCTCATTGTAGTGTCGTCGATATCTTTGATCTTGGACGCGCTGTTGCTCCTGATCCATCTGCGGATAGCGATCGAATAGATATCGTCCTCGCTTAGCGGGTCGGTGGCCTTGCGCTCGATCCTTTCGTAAAATGACTTCGCGGTCATGTTGGCGTCCACCATCGGATAGATGTCCTCGGCCATCTGCGTGTATGTCCACTCCAGGACCTGGGATTTCTGTCGGTCGTAGGACTCGACCGCCGCATAGATCTCCCTCTCTGTCGGGTCGTCGATCTCGAGGATGGACCCGCACTCATCCCTGAATATGCTGCGGAATTGGGCCCTTACCACGCGCTCGTAGCGTGTACGGATCCTCTCAATCTGCCTGTAGGCTTTGAGCTTCTGCGCCCTCGACAGATTCCCTATAGCTTTGACTTCGGGGTAGTCATGCATCGGGATTATCCTCTGTGTCCTGCATCGGAGGCACCACCATCTCGGTGACCGCCTCGGCCAGAGGTACGCGGGACATGCTCGTGAGGATAATGTCCCCATCGGACCCTACGTCGTCGTAGCCGAAGATCTCACGTTTTTCGTTGACGGACAGGAAGTCCGCTCCGGTGACCGCGGCGTACAGCGCGGTCTGATCTCCGGCGAGGTCCTGGACGCTCGCTATGTCGTACGTAATTCGGCCAACATCGGAGTACTCCGGCGTGATAACCCTATCTATAGTCTCCCACAGCTGGTCCAAGAGGGGCTTGACACAGTTGATCGCGAACTGCCTCCCCGCCTCGGCCGCGTTCGCGTAGGTCTTGTTGGCCACATCCCCAATGAGCTCGGACGGGGTATCATAAGCAACGGCGATCTCGCGTGAGTTCATGACCATCCCGTTCGCGAAGTCCATCTCCAAAGCGGTGAATCCCAGTGGAGTGACGTCCATGTTATCTCCGGTAACCATTACATTAGCGTTGTTGTCGACACCCTGATAGCCGGCTCGCATGTCCTCGCGCAGGTCCCTCTTCTGCGATCTTGTAAGATGGTCGCGCACCTTAAGGTGTAGGGACGGCCTTGCGCCGTTGGTCAGCGCGGAAGTGTTCCATCTGGTAGCCGCATTCTGCATATCGATGGCCCGTTTTGCCACGACCATGGGCGAAACGCCGAAAAAACTGTCGGAGCCGCTGTTGAGCTTGATGTGTATTATGTTTTCCGGCGGGACGCTTATGGTCCTGCTGCCCAGGTTGACCGTCCAGGACGTTACCGGATCGAATATATCGTAAGTTCTTATCGGCGTTATCTTATCGGGGCTTATCGACCACATCTCCCCGATCCCGGAGAAGGTGGTGCGGATAAGAAAGATGTAGGCATTCCCGTTGATTCCGATGTTCTGCTCCAGATCCTTGATAAATTCGGACCCCGTCATGCAAGGGTTAGGCCTACGTAGGAGCTTGTACAGAGGGTGATCGATGTTGGTTATTTCGTTGCCCTTTGTGTCGAAAATCAGGAATTTGACGGAAGCGACAGCATTGGCGCGTATATTGACCGCCCGGAAGACAAATGGGTTGTTCTCGTAGCCAGCACGGTACTGCGAGTAGAGCTCCCTCCCCACGGTATCTATAGGTTGGGATGCAAAAGGGGGTATAGCTCCTGCAGATGCCGGCGCTTGCTTCTTTGAGAATATGCCCATTTTATCGGATAAACAACGATTATTCCTATTATGTGTTATCACTTATAGAGAACTCATAGAAACTCGATGTAGACGGGGTCCATCTTGCCCCTGATGTACATCAGATACTGTGTGCATGAGTCCACTATGTCGTCATGCTCCCCTGCCGGGAACCGCGCCATGTCGTCCATAACCTCCTGTGAGGACGAGGTCGGGATCAGGACCTCGTTATCTCCGTTCATTATGACAGATGCAGGAAGGTATACGTGACCGCCCTCTATCGCCGGAGTGGATACATCGAGCCGCTGACCCTTGTCCATGCTCCCGGGATCTATCGGCTTGATCGGCATGTTAGGGCGCTGCTCATGCAGCTGCTGGATCAGCGCTGTGCCGGAAGACTTGTCCTCGATCAGGTTGTAGGTCGGCCTGTATTTGTTGTTAAGGTCTATGGCCGCCTTGACCAGTTCCGGGAAAAGCATCTTGTCTTTGACCATCTCCAAAAGATAATGATTGTCGCGAATGCGCAGCCAGACCGTTCCCACCGAGTAATCGTTCAGCTCCTTGATCTTGCCCGCCGTATCCCAGGATATGTAGATATCGGACGATCTGGAGCGGAGCTTCTGCAGGCTATCGATATCGTAGAACCGCCACCACGATCTCTTGATGCGCCCGACGTCCATGTCGTCCAGAAACTCGCATTCATACTCTTGAGAGTATATCCTGGAACCTCGGTCCAAGAGCTCTGTGTTGAGGAAATCGACCTTGTCGGGTGCCTGCATGCGAGGATTGTCCGAAGCTCTGACCACGTACTTCCCCCATACATCGGACATATAGGCCCGGTAGAAGTCCCCGCTCTTGCTTTGAGGCGTCGAAACGATGACCAACTGGCCGTTGGTGGTCAGCAACATCGGCGAGACAGCGTCGAAGACCGCGTCCGGCACGCCTGCCGCCTCGTCTATGATCACGAGGTCCGCCTTATAGCCGCGCACATTCCAACTTGTGCCGGGCAGGGATATGATCCTGGAGCCGTTACGGAGTTCTAAGGATGTGACATTGTCCACTGTGAGTTGCGACTCGTACTCCGGCACAGATTTAACCATTTTACGGACGCGATAGAAGAGCTCCGAGGACTGCCGTTGCGTCGGCGAGAAAAGCAATATGGTCTGGTTGTCACGAAAAATAGCACGATGAACCGCCTTGATGCTTACCACTGTGGACTTCCCTCCCTGACGGTGGATGAGGAGCAGCAACCGTCTGCGGTCGTCCTCCAAGAACCGCTTCTGCCACTCGTCGAGCACAAGGTCTTCCGTAGGCTCGATGTAGGCAGATGCCCACTCTATTGGGCGGTAGGTGTAGAAGAGGTTCTGCAGCTCTGCGTCGGTCAGGTCCATGCGTCAATCAAGTCCGTTCTTTGCGATCTCCTCAAGGAGCTCCGGATGCTGGTCTATGAGCTTCTTCATCTTCGAAAGCTTGCTGTGATCAATTAACGTGACCGTGGCCTCGATCCTGTCCGCAGGCCTCTGCCCGAGCTCCTCCCTGTAGAGCATGTAGATCTGCGGGTCCCCGTTGGCCGCCTTGCGTGCGATCTGCATGATCATGCGGTCCTCGAGCGTCATGTTGGCGTCCTTCGCATCCTCGAAGTTCTTCACGGCGTCGATAGATGTGACCCTCCCGCTCCGGAGGGGCATGCTCATGGCGACCTCTAGCTTCTCTCTGAGGGCCTTTTTCTCCTTGGCCTTCTTCGACGCCGCCTTACCCCCCATACTCTGGATTTCCCTTTGCGCATCCTTTGAGCGCCTGTTCAGAGGAATGAGGTTTTCCTGCCCCTTGTGCGCATTTTTCGGTTTGGAGACTGTATCGGCCTTCTTCTCCTCGGCTTGTGTCACAGACGGCTCGGCCTGTGCCGTATCGGCGACATTATCCTCTGTCATGCTCCCTTATCCTCCTTGCCTCATTCCCGGTGTACTCTTCCCATCTTTTGACGATGACGTCGCAATATGCGGGGTCGAGCTCCATTGTCCTGTTTCTCCTTCCAAGCTGCTCGCATGCTATCATGGTGCTCCCTGAGCCTCCGAACAGGTCCAGGACCACATTCCCCTTCCTCGAAGAGTTCTGCAGTGCACGCGCCACAAGCTCTATGGGCTTCATGGTCGGGTGCTCCTCGCTCTTCTTGGGCCTGTCGATATCCCACACATCGCTCTGCTTCCTATCGGTGAGAGGACACACCCGGGGGCCGCTGCCTTCCCACCCGTACCATATGGGCTCGTACTTCGTGTGGTAGTCCTTACGGGACATCACATGAGAGTTCTTGTTCCAGATTATGGTCGAAGACCAGTGGAACCCGCTGTCTCTCATTGCGAGCATCATATTGCCCCACTCCTGCGCGCTCATAACGACATAGATCATGGCACCGTCTCTGGAGGCATCCTTCGCTCTCGCGAATGCAGAGCGCATGAATTCCTCGAAATCCTCTGTGCTCATATCGTCGTTAAGGATTGTGCGAGGCTTGTACCCCATGGGATTGTCGTCCCCTACATCTCCATAGTTGACATTCCACGGAGGGTCCATGAATATCATGTCGGCCTTCTCGTCTCCGATGAGCCTCAGGACATCTTCGCTTCTGGTCGAATCCCCGCACATCAGGATGTGGTCCCCTAGGACGTACATGTCCCCCAGCTCGGTCCGGGGCTCCTCGGGGATGACAACCTCGAACTCGTCCTCTTCGACCTCGTACGGAAGCTGATGCTCGTCGAATCCCAACATCGACATGTCGAGGGATTCTATGCCGCTAAGCTCCTCTAGAAGGAGGCCATCGTCCCACTCGGACAGATCGTGAGTCCTATTATCCGCAAGACGGTAGGCCTTGGTCTGCTCATCTGTGAGATCGGACGCTACATTCACGGGCACCTCTCTGAGACCTAGGGCTTTGGCGGCCTTGTATCTGGTGTGGCCTACAATGATCACCCCTTTCGAGTCTACTACGATAAGCTGCCTCCATCCGAATAGCCTTAATGAATTGGCCACAGCCTGCACTGCACCATCGTTCTTTCTCGGATTCTTGCCATAGGGCCGTATGTCCTCTATGTTCATCCACTTGACGGACAGATTATCTTCGATCAGTTCCCCCCCCCACGATTGACTGGAGGTCTTTTATTTTAGTCGAGACGCCCTTCATCTGCATTCCTTCTTCTCGCGTTCGCTGTGATCGCTGTGCTCCGGCCTGACGATCTTCCTATCCCTTTGGGGCATAGCGCTGTGCTCCGGCCGGATAACCTTTTTCTCCCTTTTCGTCCGGTCCATGTGATCACTCCTGTTCTGCGCCCGTCCATAGCCTGGTCTGAGCCTTGCCGTCGCTTCTCTTTTTTGGATATATGCCGCCACTACGGTCCGTGGTGGCCATTTCGAGGCAGTCGGCTATCCGGCGCAGCTCGTAGATCAACATCCCGTTCTGCCTTATGATCACGGTCGACTCTGCCGATGTCGCAAAAGCCTCCGGGACGAAAAGTATGCGCTTGGTCCCGTGCGGCGTTTGGACGTAGTGTCCGATGAGGTCCTCGGTCCCGAGCATCTCTACGATCTTCTTCTGGATCGTCGGAGGCGCGGCTATGCCCATTTCCTTCAAATCGGTAAAGCATATCTCTCTGTCCGACCGATTCCATTCTTTCACTATTTCGACGATCTTCCGACTAATTTCGTCCAGAGCCATATCAGTCTGCCTCGATCCTGGGCGCTATCAGGATCGCGTAGTGTGCACAGCTTACGGTGAAGTCCATGGACATCGGCGCATTTTTAGAGATCCCCACAATAACGTTACCGTCGTCGGTTAGGTGTATCCTCTTGACGATGGCCGCGACCACATCGGAAGGATAGAAGGAACGACACTCCAGACAGACATCTGCTTCGACGTATACATGGGCGGACTCTAGATCCGATGAGGCTCCTATAGATAGCTGTCCGGGAGTAACTTCGAAACACATGCTATCGCCTATATCGTCCAGCTTGGAGCAACGCCTAAGGTCCGCAGAGCAAATCGGTATAAGGACGTCGAAAGACATGCTCCTGGCTTTGCCGGACATATTTCTCGATATAGTGCGCAGAGTTCTCTTTCCATTTTTGTTCTGGATGACCACACGGTCATCGGCTTCGGAGATGTCCACACTGTCATATCCGAAGAATTTCAGCGCCGATGTTAGCAAGTCGATATTGAGCGTTACCGACTTATTTTCGGAGACAGTGTAGTGATCTATGGACCCTAGCCGTATGCCCATATCCGTGTCGACCGACATTATACACATGGCGATATGGCCCTCGTCCGTTACACTAACATCTATAGACGAGGGGGATAGGCAGAATGTAACGTCCGCACCTTTTCCCACAACCCCGATAATAGGGTCTATCGCTTTCAGGATCTCGCTTGCTTTTGCTATGATCATATCTCTTTTACCTCCAGAATATCAATTTCATCAAAATCGTCGAATATGCTTCCAAACTCATCTCTTAATGCGTTCATGACCTCTTCGCAGTTGCAATCATCAGAAACAACGCATTGCGTAGTGTAAGAGATCAGCACCGTGATCTCGCAGAGCATTCCCTCCGGATCGTCCACAGCATCCTCCATACGCACGTCCGGATAGCTCATGCGCATCCACTCCTGATGGCCATCCGCACGAATTCTGACATGCTCTTGACTTTGTGACGGGACATGGCTTCCTCCATAATTGCGAGCTCGTCCCTGCTGATTCGAAATGTGACCTTGCGGTCGTTATTTTCTTTGTTCATCATTGTTGAGTCCTCCGGCATCGTCCTATCATCGCATAATGTATCCGACCCCAGAACCCTTACAGACAGGAGAGCCCATCCTATGGGCATTGGCAAGAAATCCTCATGCCTCAGGATGTGCGAAACAACGACCTTGCAACTGCGTCCAGTATAATCGGCGTCGAACTCTCTAAGATGTATTGTGTCCCCGACGCGGAATGTCTTATCATCCTCCTTGCGGAATTCACAAGTTTTAATCCCATTCTGGACCGCATCATAGTAAATTGGGGATAGCTTCAGCGCGTGTATCACTTATACTCCTCCTTAGCGAATGAATCAAGTGACGGCGTAGAGATCCATGCCTTATCGATATACATTGCGCGGAGGATCGCTTCCAGGCACGGCACAGCGATGGAGTTTCCAGCCTGCTTATAGAGCTGGCTGTCGGAAGTCCCAATTCCTTTCGCGGTTTCAAAATCATCATCATCAAACCCCTGCAGCCTCCAGCACTCTCTGGGGGTGAGGCGTCTGATACGGAGGTCCGACGTGACCGTACCGGTCCCGGACCTAGTCATTATCGTCGGAGATCTTTCTTTCTGAACCCTTCCTCTTGCTTCGTAATTGTCGATGACGATACCGTCCCCCTCTTTTGCGATAAGGTATCCCGCCTTCGTTGCATTTCGGATCATTATCCCGTTCTGTTCTTTATTCATCTTTCTCCCCCTCGATCAGTATCTTAGGCTGTCTGTCCCCCCCACCACATGTGGTTATAGTTGGAGACAGTCCGTCCGGAGAGTATACCCTGCCGACCGCATCATATCCTCTCGGGAGATCGGCCACATGCATCAGTTTCTGTCCGGGGCTCCCTCGGTCCTCGATAAATGTGTCCGTGTTCCTCCATCCGGATTTTGCTGTAACCGATCCCGCCTTTTCTCTCGCTGGATCGGTTATACGGAATCCGAAACCGTGGCCCTTAGAATCATGGCGGAGCTTATGCCTCCTGAGGCCGTCCATGGCCTTCTCGGAGAGGTAGAACTTATCAGGGACGTCTTCCTCAAGTATGTCCTTGAGGACGCGACCGTCCGGGCACGCAGGAGGGAAGATCAGGCTATCGTAACCGATGGCCGAAACCATGAAGCACCTCTTCCTCTTCTGGGGTACACCATAATCGGAGGCATCGAGGACGGCATAAGATGAGGTGTATCCCATATAGGTCAGGGATTTTATCCATTTTTCAAAATCGATCATATTGGTCGCATATAAGATCGCATCGACGTTCTCCATGATCAGATGCCTCGGCAGGTGCTTTTGTCCATCTCCCTCTCTCTCTCTAGCATCGAGCAGCAGCCTCTCTACCTCCCAGAGGAGGCCCGAACGGGTGTTCTTGCCTTTGGACATCCCCTGCTTCTTTCCGGCGTTGGAGAGATCCTGACATGGGAAAGAGTAGGTCAGAAGATCGCAATCGGGAAGGTGCTCCACATTGGATATGTCCCCGAGATTGGGCGTGGGGCCGTGCAAAGCCTCGTACACCTTAATGGCGTGGGGATCGATCTCGCACATCGCAACTCTCTCATAAGGTATCCCGAGATTGGCTAGGGCCTTGGAAAAGGCGCCGATCCCGCTGAAGAGCTCCACGAGCCTGATCAAAAGCACCCCCCCCTGGATAGATCAAACATGGAGAGCCTAGGGGCGACATGCGTCCCGAAGATCACAATCGCCGACGGGAAAGGGGCGGAACTCTTAGATTTTCCGAATTTCAGCCTACCTCGGATAAGGCGGATCTCACTCGCTTTCATACAGCACTCCCACCACCACTTTGTGTCCGTCCGTGCTGGCACGAGGCAGACCGCAATTCCCCCCCCCCTCCGTATTGCATGGCCCTATCCATCCAAGCACGGATTCCTTTATAAGGTGGATTCATCCACACCGTGCCTGTCCACGGCTGTTTAAGTCCGTCGGCCTCGATGTCGAAATACGTGGCGCATTTTGCGTTTTCCGAGGACGCGCATACGTCGAGGTCGAAGTCGAACTCCTCGTCGAGCTTCTCCCATAGGTCGAGCGGGGTTTCCCAGTCGTCGGACGATGATGACATCATCCCGGAAGTCATGCAGCGGCTCATTCTCCATCCCCTCCGAGCGGGCAAGAGCATAGCGTGTCGTCCTCATAATCGAAGTCGACAATAGCGAACTCCTCACAGTCTGCAGGTACTTTCTTTCTATCGCAAGAGTAGTAATAGATACACGAGTGGCAAGTAAGATACTTACGTGCACATTTCTCACACAGATCCGAGTTTCTGAGTTCAAGGATGCCATCGAAGTTCTTTGAGGCGCGACATACTCCGGTCTTATTGCCGCAATCCGTGCA